CGGTGCAGTGGCGGGAAATCGCACCGCAGTTTGAGCCAATTTTGTTGAACCCATAGACGAATGGCGCACCAATATACTGCATTGCCCATAGATCAAGATCGGTCCAGATCAAGCCCTGCTGCGGACCCTGAACGGCGGCGACAATCTTGGAACCGGTAGGGATGCGGTATGAACCAGCCTGATTGGTAGGCGTGGCATTCCATTGGGTGAAGTCGTCGATGTCTGACCAGCGGATAAGGAGGGGGTCAGGCGCAAGTGTAAATGACGACCCATAAGCTACAATCTGGCGCTCCGGCATGGCGACGAAGATGCCGCTGTTTACCAGTGGGCCATTGCCGCCGACGATTTGCGCATTTTGCAACTGGCCGCCGGGCTGCCAGTAATAGACAGCGCCACCTGCTGGACACGCGATTAGGTCTTGGCCGAAGTTGTCAAGCGTCCAATCGGTAGCTGTGATAGGCGTTCCGGGCACCGAAGGCTGGGTCGTTCCGACACCGAAGCCGCCAGTGCCGAAACCGCCGACGCCGAAGCCGCTGCCGGTAGGCTGTGGGCCAAGGGCCACATAAAATGTGGACAGGATGTTGCCGGAATTGATTGAAACGGGGCCAGCCGTCGATGTGGCCGTATTTGCGGCGGAGAATGTGAATGTGTTTGTCGTTGGCACGGTTAGAACTGTGTACAGGCCAGATAGCGTCAAACCGCCTAAAGCTGTCGCAACGCCGACATAAAAACTGTCGCCAACATTATAGCCGTGATTGTTGAATGTCGTGGAAATGATCGACGATCCGCTCGTCGTCGAGAACGCGTAGGACAGGCCACCACTGGTTACGGTTGCCGTCGCCAGAGCGGAGGCGTTAATCGTGTATGTGGTGCCGCTTGCCGTGTAAATTGCATAGGGGCCGGTGAGAATCAGTCCGCCGACAGATACGGGCGTGACATAGTTTACAAAGTCCAGAACTGACGAGGTAATCCCCGCGTCTGTAACGGTGACAGTGTTTGACCCAGATGTCGTTGAAAAATTCGGGGCTGAATTCGTGACCGTTATCTGGGGAGTGATGTCAACGAGGTTATTGCCCGTCAGGACATCGAGCTGTGATTCGCCGCCGATGCCTAAATGATTGGTGGCGTTAAGATCGGCCCAGCCTTTTAGGGCGCGAATTTTAGATGACAGGGCAGAATTGTAATACGACACCCAGCCGCCAAGCTTTTGCGCCAGACCGTAGCCGTTGCGCTCTGGAAGAAACCGGATCAGGGCCGAAGACGAATAAGCAGCCTCGTTGAGCGCCAACGTGGTGTTGGTCTCGACGCCCGGCTTAAGCTTAATCGTGTTATGGGGCATTAGGATGCCTTCCAAAAAAGATGGTTATCTTGGATTGGAACATTACATCCCTTGCTAAGATTTTCAAATTTTGTAATCACTTGCAAATTCCATGGTACATGCAAACCATTAAATCCATCGCCATGTAATGGGTGGATATGATCCACATGGTGAATTACCCCGGTTTGGACAGAACGTGCTGTAGCTATATCATATATCTCTTGAATTTGCGCTAATTGAATTGCAGACAACCAAAATGGAGTAGCATTGATTTTTAAAGCACGACGTGTCGCCGAACGAACTTTATAATAAGGCTTATTGTTTTCATAATGATTTCTCATATATGAGTTATGCTTTACTCTATTGACACTAATCCAATCATTAGATTTTTTAATAATAACATCCTTGTTTTTATTATAATGCAGTTTTCTTTTTTGTAATTCATTTTCTCTATTGAGATAATATCTATCTTTGTCTCTTTCTAAATGAGTTTCTTTGTTTTTGTCTCTATATATTTTTGATCTTGTTTTTGCAGTATCCTTGTTTAATTGATACCAATCTTTTGCTTTTTTCAAATCACATTTTTTGCAATTGTAATGGTGACCATCTTTCCTTGAGCGATTTAATGAAAAATCGTTCAATGATTTCATCTCTTTGCAAATATTGCAAATTTTTGTTTCCATTTTTTTACCTTGATGGGGTAGCAACAGGAGATTGAGAATAAGAAGTCCAAGCTGCATCTTGATATTTTTTACGATTTTCTTCAGACAGAGCAGACCTAAGAAGAACTTGATACTGGCTCTCATAACTTTGAGCCATCTGCGGATCATCTGACATACGGCCAAAGTTGCGCTGATATGCAGAAATATAGATCATGGAAGCCATAATCATCATATCTGGCAAATTAGTAGAGATATATGTCTGCGTATTCGTGGCCGACAATGGAGCCGAACGAACTGTGCCAGTCAATCGAACTTGATAAGCCAAATCTGGAATTGGGCCAATCGTCATGATCTGAGATGTGAAGCCAGTCGTTGCCGCATCACCGCCGTATTCAGCGTAAAACTGTGGCAATCCAGCAGTTGAACCGCCACCGTAGACATTTTGAATGTATTCTTTTGTCACAGGCAGCAACGGGGAAGATACACCCGATCCAGTGATAACTTCCATCGTCTCAGTCGTTACAAACTGTGTCTGTGGAATTGTAAACGTACCGCTATTAGCTGTCAGCGAGTAAGCCGTCGTGCTAATCTGGGTGGAAAGAAAATCAAGGTCACGTTGCATACGCAATTCAGCATATGAAATCATTTGAGGCAGAATGATCTGATAATTTGGATCAGTGGTAGGAACCACAGCCATCGTAGCAATCTGCTGGACGTATGTATTGTAATCCATGACTATCCAACCATGTTAAATGCCGCTGTTTCAACCTCAGAAACGCGGCGCGACCAACCTTTTCCAAAGTTAGCATAGTTTGATAGAGATTGTAAGAAGGCTAAACGGGCTTCGCAAACTCTCGTTGCAACATCGCGAGGGTTTGACGTTTCAAGAGCACTAAGTGTGGCTGGCCCGATTTGTCCGTCCGCATTAACATTGAGAACCGTTTGAAGGGCTTTCGCTGCGCGGGACGGCCCCGAATTAATGGCAAAATCAAATACGGCATAATCCACGCCCATAGGTAGATCGTCACCCTTTACCGTATCCCAATATTTATCTTTGTACAGCGGCATGACATCATTTGGCGTCAAAGCCATAATGTCGCTCTTTGTTACCGCATGTCCAACATACTGTTCCCAAACTGCTTTAGTGCATCCTAAGTTGGTCGCACCGCCGGGGTCTTTTGAGTTATCCGTGTAACCGCCTTCATTTTTTAAAACTAATGCTAGGCACCGCTCAAAATTTCCAATCATATCAATTCTCTTGCGTGTTCAATCCTGTGGCAATTTACACAAAGTAAAATACATTTTTTTGTTTCCTTAATCAGTTCTTCAAAAGATAAATTTTGTATTTTATCAGTAATACTAAATTTTTTCTTTGAAGGGTCTAAATGGTGAAAATCAAAAGCCGCATGATGGTAAGTGTTTTTGCATACCGTGCATTTACCGCCCATCATTTCTATTAACTTTAACTTAATATTTTGCCTATTCCAAGTTCTCCAATGGTTAACACAATAACCATTACCATAATGTTTCTTACCACAATCTTCAATTTTACATTTTCTGTTTTTGCCTTGAATTCTAACTGGCGAATCCATGTTTAAACCTTTGCGCATTCTTAGGTAGTGCGCATTGCATAAACCTTTGCATAAAGCGGGTTTTAAGCATTCAACCGCAGAACATTCAAATTTTAAATTGATATTCATTAGTTATGCCTTTGGAGCCGGTGTATGCTGATGTGATGAACCAAAATAATACGACAATACTAGTGTCAATGAGGCATCTAGCGTTCCCAATACACGGGCAATAAGTTCACGCATGGTATCGGGAATGACACTATTAAATAGATGCCACTGGATAAAAACCCAAGCTAGGATAACCACAATAGCGATGACACGGGGCGTCCAATCATGCGTCTGAATCTGCATGTTACGGGCGCTATTACGGTCACTAGCCGCAATCTTTTCAAGGTCAATATCAAGTGACTTCATTTGAACTTTGAAGTCAGCGTCAATCTTCTTGAGTGCCGTTAGTTGATCTGGAGTGGCTGTACCCATTGCAGCCATGATCTCATCTTCAGATGCATCTTGATGACCAAACAAGGCACTAGATACAGCCTTAACAGCCATTCCAGCTAGTGGTCCGCCTAAAGCACTGGCTATGGTTGGGGCGACCTGACCAATCAGTGGGCCAAAAGTTTTGAGAAAGTCCATGTTATTTCACCGTAATCATAAGGAAAACACCAATAGCTGCAATTCCAAGCAACAAAACGCCAACAATGCTACCGATCACAATTATGTCTTGCCTGTTTTCTTCCTGTTGCTTCATCGCCAGCGCCGCTTCTCTTGCTGCTTCTTTTCTCATCTCAATGACCTGACGTTGGATGCTTTCCCATGCAGCCCTACCATACTGGCCAACAAACATATTCTTAACATCAAGCGCCATCTGTTGCGCCTTGGCTTTTACCGCGTACATCTTTACGGCTTCAGCTTCAAAGTCAGCCTGAGATTGAAACATCTTCTTTTTTCGAGGAGATGACGCAATCTGAACAACTTGAGCAACACGGCCAAAAAGGGTTCCGACCTTCTCAGCCGTGTCCATAACATCATTACCCGCATCAACCGCTGACTTAATGCTATTATAAATAGCAGTAGCCCCAGCTATGAGGGTAAACGGGTCCATATTATTCCGTAGGAGCGCCAGCTAGAGTTTCGGCTGGAGCTTCTGGTGCGGCAGTGGACGCTGCTAATTCTACTTGTGGCTTAGCTTGCCCATGAAGTGCTGCAATAACATCCGCAACTTCAGCGTAAACGCCGTTAGCCAGATGCTTTAAAATTGCATTAACATGAGCGACAGTTAATTTAAGATCAAGTTCAAGGTTTTCCATTTTATCCTCTTAGAAAGGTGGCGATTGCGGTTGTGATACAGGGTGAGATAACTGCGCTATTTGCGCCGATATCCCCATTTCTACGGCTGGCATACTAATGCAATCCGCCACCCACTTATAAGCCATTTCTTGGGTGATGTCAGCATATGGAACAAATTCTGCTGGGCTAGGCGTACTTAACTTTGCAGTACCAGATGCTGATGACGAGATAGTTCCATCAGTTCCAGTGCATACCCAATTAATAGCCGTAACCACATTGGCTAAACCATCATATACTGGCGTCACTATAAACTGAGGGAATGTCCAAGTAAATTGCATTACGTGTATTCCCAAATGCGAATCATGCCTTGGTAACCATTGCCGCCGGGTTCAGTTGGCGCACCACTATAAGCGTTGTTATAAGCGCCTGACCCGCCAGCACCCCAACCAAAACCATTATATCCACCACGGATTTGTTGATAAAAAGGGTTTGAGTATCCTCCCCCCATAGTAATTCCATAAGGAGTATCTACGCAGCCACCGTACCCAGAACCACCAGCAGGAATTATTGGGGTAATTGAATAATCCATATTCGTAGCGGTTCCGGTTGACCCGTTAGTTCCAGCCCCGCTTCCACTGTAAAGACCGCCGCCACCGCCAGAAACAGAATATGTTGTCCCAGAAATTGTTATGGACGACGTTCCACCTGCACCACCATTGTAAGAGCCGCCATTTCCACCTGATCCCGCAGCACCAACAGCGTAAGTATATCCTGTAGATGGGGCGACTGTAGCGTATTTAACAGCAAAGAGTGAACCGCCACCTCCACCGCCATAACTTGTTCCGCCAGTCGACCCCGCAACACCGCCACCGCCACCGCCACCGCCAATCATTTCAATAAGAATGTGATTACAGCCAGCCGGAGTTGTGTAAGTTCCACCGCCCGTATTGGTAAGGACTTGCGGGGCGCGGATTAATGTTCCACCGGATGCCAAGGATGAGGACGTCCATGTAGTCCCGTTAGATGTAAGTACGTTGCCGCTTGTGCCGGGGGCCACAAATTGAACAGCACTGGTTCCGTTCCCAAGAATAACATTGTTGGCCGTAAGCGTTGAAGCGCCCGTACCACCGCTTGAAACTGCTAAAACTGACGAAATTAATCCGTCATCAGCTTTTTGAACATTAGTACTATCACAATAAATAATAATATTATAACCTTGAGGGGATACTATTGTATATCCTCGTGGTGCGTTAGAGCCATTATTTGATCCAATTGTAACTGAAAATGCACCAGAAGTGTAATTGCTAATAATCCACATTCCCGATACATTGTATGGCAATAAAACTGTTTGATTTGCGGACAATGCCCCACTTAAAGCAATTCTCATTGCTTGAGATGTTTGCCCAGCCGCAATAGAACTTGGAGCGGAAATATTAGTATAAGTGCTTGCTCCCGTTGGGAGTGCAATACTTGTTGTGTTGCCAAACATCTGATCAAGGATGGTGGAGTTATAGTTCAGCGGCTGATCCCATGTTGGGGACGTGCTATTGTATGCTGGCTCGTTAAGGGCAAGGTTAGTCGTTATTGACATCGATATTGTCCTTCTTGCGGCCTAAGAGCTTCTGAACAGTGGCGGTTTCGTAGATGCGGATGCTATACCACATGATGGGAAGCAATGCACCAAGCGGTGTCAGCCAGCCCAGAAGAGTCGTAATCGTTGCTGAGATCGATATCCAGTCCATGAAATGCTTCATTCCACTGTCGATGTTGTCAGTTGCAGACATGATCGGACTCCAATATCAAAACAGGACGTTTCGAGGGCATCATGCGCTCCAAGGCGGTGGTAGATTAACGCTCGTTGGCGCAATCTGCTGCTGAATTTGAGCATCGATGTTGGCTTCCAGAGCAGCAACCTGTTCTGCACCAAGAGTGGTCGTCGTCCATCCTTGAACCTGAGCTTCGGTAAGCTGGGCATACGGCGTGTAAGGCGATCCAGCAACGTAGGTTAGGCCAACAGTGCCGTAGACAGAGCCGGTATAAGTGCCATCGGTGCCGGTAAGAACCCAGTGAACTATAAAAACAACATCCGTCTGACCTTCGGCCTGAGGATATGCAGTAAGGGTCGGAAACGACCATGTGTAAGTGTTCGACATTAGTGAGTCTCCTCAGGAGTAGGTGCAGGCTGTACTTGTGCCTGAGCCTGTGTGCGGATCTTTTCAATTACTTCTGCAACTGAAACGTATGTGCGTTACCCAGTGCCTGAAGGATGATGTTGATTTCATTGATAGTCAGATCAAGTGTCATAGTACGTCCCCTTATGGATGGCTTGCTTTATATGCGTCAAAGTCAGCTTTTAGTTCTTGAATGGCTTTTACAAGAACAGGAATTAATGCACTTGGGCCAACTGACTTATATGGATTGGCAGGATCATCGCTTTCTCCCCACGTATCAGTAGCTTCTGGAAAAATTTGTTCTATTTCTTGTGCAATAAATCCAAGTTGGTTTTTCTTGCCATTACCTTGACCTTCTTTCCAGTCAAAACGACGTGGTTTTAAAGCGGTGATAATGTTTAAACCATCTGTAGCATCTACAATGTTTTCTTTAAGCCGTTGGTCAGATGCGGATTGCACGGTTGTATTTTGAGCAAAAAGAGTACCATCACCACGTACCCTAAACGCGTAAGCGCCCCCGCCTGAATAATAACAAGCAAGAATACTGTATGCGGTAGAAGCGCCTTGCCCTGTGATCATCTGCACAAGTTCGCCAGTATATCCAGTAGTTCCGTTATTAATAAAACGCGAAGCACCACCCGCACCAGATATATTAACGTCTACTTCTAATTTTCCGTAAGATGACGTCGTCGTCCCCACCAGCAGATTGCCGGAGGAGTCGATACGTATACGTTCTGCGCCAGCCGTATACATAAGCACGGGATTACTGTCAGACGTTCCTATTGTATAATTTCCACCCGTTGAATATCCACCGTATACAGCGCCAGTAGATAACGCGCCAAAATCAATGTATCCGGCTGCGTTTTGTGCGCGGATCAAAGTATTGGTTGCTGAACCAGTATAGACATTTAATTTTGTACCCGGCGAACTCGTCCCAATACCTACGTTGCCGGAGGAGTCGATACGCATAGCTTCTGTGCCGCCCAGCTTCCATTTGTACCCTACAAATGGGGAAGCCTGCGCTCCATTGATGCCAAAATACCCATCCGCAGAATCGCGCCCAAAATCATAATAGGCAGTTGCAAGGCCAGTTACATATCCAGTGCGAATTTGTGATGTTGTGCTTGCTTCAATTTGAATTTTATTAGCTGGCGAAGTCGTCCCAATACCTACGTTGCCGCTGGTGTCTATGCGCATCGCAGATGCAAGCGTATTGGCTGTAGTGCCTGTTGATCCAACTGGGGCAACTTGGAAATCAATGTATCCAGAACCGCCCGTGCCTGTGCCGTTACCTGCATATAGCGATAAATTACCGCCAGTGATGTTGGTTCCCGTGCCGTTTGGCGAACGGATAATAGATGCACTTGGCGTAGCACCCGCATCGCCACGGCCCAAGATGAGGACAGGATTGGTTGAAATATCAAGTTGGGCGGCTTGCGTACCGTTTGTGTAGAACGATAGCGGCAAATACGTACCCGTGCCGTTAATGCCCGACACCAACTGAACGTCCGTGGAGCCGTTCGTCGCAATCAAAATCTTGGATGCGTTGGTAGGATCAGCGGCATTGGTTGCTTGCCAAGAAGCAGCCGTGGATGTGCCGTTAGGCAAAGCATAAATGCCCGTTGTGCTGTTGGTCGTGCTTGTCTGGAAAGCCAAACGGTTCGTGATTGTGGCGTTGGTAAAGTCACCAAGGATACGCGCACCAGTGCCAGTGAATGTTTCGTTGCCGCTATTATTAATGCTGCCCGTTGTTAAAGCCGTAACCGTAGGCGAATTAGACCATGCAGGAGCGACACCAACGCCGCCCGACACAAGAACTGATCCCGTAGCAACATCAGCCAACTTGGAAAGAGCGGTTGTCGTGGAGGCATAAAGAATGTCGCCAACTGTATAAGATGATTGACCCGTTCCGCCATTGGCTGCGACAAGAGTACCTGCAACCGTAACAGCGCCTGTTGT